ATACGGGGAGTGTGGGCCACGTAACATTAAAAGGGAAACCTTCTTGTGATGGTATATCTCGTAGTGCCTGGCGATAGGCAGTCATGTCAGATGACATTGTAATATCCGACAAAGCCATCCAGTCAGTTTCCTGCAATAAGCTATCACGTTTAGCTCTTACGTTAGTTTCTGCCGTGGCTTGCTCCATGTTTTGCACTGTGTGAGCTACTTCCCACTCGTTGCCGTACAATGGTTGTCCTACCTCATCCTCCATAACTTCACCTGTATCTGGATGTAAGCAATCTTCCTCAGTCTTCAGACGAATGACTTCTCTTGTAGGTGTGCCTATAACAAGAGTTTGAACAAGCGGATCATAGCTTGGTTTTTCTAGTTCAGTGACCTCAAAGACTGCATACCTACGCAGGATCGTATTAGGGATCTGGCGAGGAAAAGATGTGTCTGGGTTATCACGGCGAAATTGTCTAATCGTGTATGGAAATTGATCGACATTACCGTTTGTAAGTTTTACGTGCATGGTTTCTCCTATGTTTTATAACTCAGTAATAATTATATTATCAAAATTACCCCCGCCAACTATACTTGCGTCTCCATGAATCGCAAAAAATGTATTAGTTGAGCTAACACTTTTGTTTGTTTCTATGGTTGTGCCGTTAATTGACCATGAAGCTTTTGCTTGTGAGTCGATTGTAATTACTACCGAATGCCAAGTGGCTAAACTGTAATGATTTGCAGTTGCCGTAGGGTTTCCCCAACTTGTCCAACTATTAAATTGCCCTATCCCGCTATTAAAATTTGTTCTACCCTCTATTCTCAAATAGCTTCCTGACCCAGATGAGTTTACAGCAAAGGGAAAATTACAAAGATGCGCTCCAGAGTTTATGATATACACATCAAAGGAAATTATTTTTGATACAAAAGATGTACCAAGATCATAGTAAGCATAATTACCCCCAGTAGCCTTAAGACTGGGACTAGGATTGCCTACCGTACTGTCTACTGTGGCACCACTAACCGTCCAGTTGCTTAAGGAACTTCCATCGCTTTGGAAAAGAGATGTATCGCTTCCATCCGCACCCATTTGGAATATTTTTGAAATACTTGACATATTAGTTCTCCGACTCGTTTCCGGATGATGCAGCTAAACTAGTGTTTGTAGATGGAAATGAACGACCGTCACCGTAAATAATACGAACTGCGCCATCACCACCTTCTTTAGCACAATTCCCCCTATTACCTGACCCGCCACCGCCGCCGTAGTTCCCATCTGCCGTTGCCGAACCTGTACTACAACCAGAATCTCCACCATCTCCAGTAGCACCACCTGAACCACCAGTACCACCTGTCGAGTTTCCGCCAGAGCTATAAATGCCTCCTGTGCCAGTTACACCTTCTCCAAATATTCCTACACCGCCTCCGCCTGATCCAATAAAGTTAGTAGGGTAAGCACCTTCACCACCAGCACCTCCGCCACCACCGCCTCCACCTGCTCCACCACTGCCGTTTTGTGTAGTACCTCCACCAGCTCCACCGTTTCCACTATAGCCGGCAGCACCACCGCCACCTGATGCTCCTGAGTTTCCACCGTTGCCACCGTTAGCACCGCCATCGCCTACATATGTTCCACCAACACCATCTCCTGCAAGTTGAACTCCGTCTAACGCATACCCGCCGCCGCCGGCACCACCACCACCTTTTACAGTTGTAGCATCTACGAAATACGAATCGCCTCCGTAAGAATTGGGGTAAGCCGAATGCTCTCCTTTGACTCCAACAACAACGGTATATGATTGCCCCGGTGTGACACTATAGTCGTTAATGTATCCTAGTCCAGCACCACCTCCGGCTGTGTCACCATAACCGCCACCGCCGCCCCCAACGCAAACTACGCTAACTTTAGTAACTCCTGTAGGGCATGTCCAACTATGAGTTCCAGCCGTAGTGTATCGATGACCGCCTGGTGGTATAGGTGCGGGTTCAACATAATCTTTAATATCTGATGCTATATTAGAACCTTGATAAGTTGTACCACCATCGTCTGTGTAGAATGAAAGTATATCTTTTTGACCGATCTCTGGACTACTTGGCGCTACGCCTCCAGAAAACTTCGCTGATGACGGGTATGTGATTGTAGCTGCTGTTGCAGTACCTGATATAGAGTATTGGAAAATAGCATCATTGGATCTACCTGCTACATACATTTTTGTACCGTCAGGTTTTAAATAAAGTCCAAAGGGAAGTGGATCTTGACTCTGTACGCTAAAACTCACACTGTCGTAGGATGCTGTAGAAAGATCGTAAGCGGTACTTAAACTATACTGGTAAACACTGTCAGTATTACTTCCAATAATATACATCTTTGTGCCATCAGATTTTATGGATATTCCATGCGGAAATACATCTTGCGAACTAACACTAAAAGTAGAGCTATGAGAAGCTGTTGATATATCCCAAGCCGCACTTAAATTATATTGATTAGCAGTAGATAAACCAGCACCACAGATATACATCTTAGTCCCATCTGAGCTAAAAAATAAACCCCGACCCGCTGCTTCTTTATTAGAGACATTAAGACTTTGGTTTAAAGAAGAACTCGTAATATCCCACGCAGTGGACATGTTATATTCATAAACTTTATCTTCGCCACGATCTATTGAATACCATTTAAGACCATCGGCTCTAAAGAATAGTGCCTCAGTAATTCCCGGAGGTGAGCCATAATAATATGAAACATTGTTATATGAGGCAGTACTTACGTCAAAGGCAGTGGACAAGTCGTACTCAAATACACTGTCAGCATTTCCACCTGTCATATACATTTTTGTACCATCAGGCTTAAAAAATAAAGCACTGGCTAGAGTTTCTTGACCACTGATATCAAAGCTCTTGCTATCATAGCTTGCATTAGCCAAGTCATAAGTCTCAGCCACATTCGCCCCAGTAATTTCTAAAGCAAAGCCAGCCACAGAGCCAGATGCTGGTGCGTTACCAAATGTAAACGTTGTGTTAGATGTAGGAGTGTACTTGAAGTAATTACCAGTAGAAAGGTCTATGTTCTCAACATACGAGCCTGTAGAGTATTGATAGATGGTGTCATCATTGGTTCCCATTAGATATAATTTTGTACCGTCATCTTTAAATCTAAAACCATAACCATCGGTTGTTTGACCTGACCACGAAAGTTCAGCAGTATCTTTGGTAGATGTTGAAATATCATAAGGTGTAGACATAGAAAACTGAATGATTTTATCTGACTGCCTTGCGGAAATCCACCATTTTGTGCCATCAGAATTAACGTTAATACCAGCATGAACACCATCATATGACAAAACGTTAAAATTTGTACTGTCAAGACTTGCTGTAGATAAATCCCAAGCAGTTCCAAGTGTCCAACTATATATTCTATCCGTGTTAAAGCAACCAACATACAATTTTGTTCCATCCTGAGCGCCGCCAGATGGTATGGAAAATTGGCCTCCAAGAAAACCAGAGGCGGCAGTAGTCAAATCTAAACTTACATTACTATAAGAACCCGTCGAAATATCATAAGGTGTAGTCAAAGAATATTCAAAAATTGCATCTGCATCAGACCCTTGCACATACATCTTTGTTCCATCATTATTAAATAGAATACCTCTAGGGGAGGTCATCTGAGATGATAAACTTAAAGATTTACTTGCATAGCTTGCGGTACTTATATCCCATGCAACTGAACAGTTGTATTGATATGCAGTATCATTAGTCTGCCCAACAATAACAAAAGACGTTCCATCTGGCTTAAAATCTAAATCAAAAGGAACTGTTTCTTGAGTGGCTACTGAAAAACTTTTACTATCATAACTCGCATTAGCAATATCATAGCCAGCCTGTGCTTGAGCTACTGTACCTATACTCATCGTTGAATTAGATTCAAATGCTCCAGAACTATAATCTATTTCTATGCTCATGAAAATGTTCCTCCTATTTCATACCCATACCAAGTTGTTCCACCATTGGTCGTAGAAAAAGATAGCACATCACTATCACCACTAGCTGGGCTTGCAGGCACTTGTCCATCATGCCATTTAACTGAAGAGGGGTAGGTAAATGTTGCGGCGGCTGCTGATCCTGCTGTTGAGTAAACATTAATATCAAAGCTAGTACTGTTCTTTACTGATACTACTTTAGCGCCATCAGAAGTCCACGATAAACTAGCAGAGCTAGTCCCACCAGTATATGTATTCATACTGGTATATGAAGATGGATCAAAAGGAGTAGCTAATACAAGATATATTTTTTCATATCCATACACAGAAGATATAATTAGCTTAGTTCCATCGGCACTATAATTTGAACCATGAACCCAGTAATTAGATCGAGCAGTATAACCAAAAGCTGTTAAATTATACACTGTTGGAGTTCCAACACTTGAAAGATCGTAGGGTGTGCTTAGAGGAACTATTCCAAATCTTGTATCAACATTATTACCACCTAAAGTTAGTAAAGTGCCATTGTTTGCAAAACGAACCGATCTTGAATCGGAAATACCGCCGGTACTGGCAATAGTCGTCCAAGTACTGACATGAGTTTTCGTACTTGATAAATCCCACGCATTAGCTAGAGAAAATTGACTAAGCCTTAAAGTAGAATCATCACACCTTACAATTACTTGTGTACCATCAGGACTAAATGTAAATCCTCTAAAATCAGTTCCGCTTCCACTAACTCCTGTGCCAGTTGTTCCGTTCACAACCAAGCTTCTCACAAGAGTTGCTGTGCTATCTACATCAAAAGGAGTTGCTAGAGAGTAATGCCATATTGTACCATAATAATCCAAAATAAATAAATCTGTACCGTTATCTCGTATAAAAACATCTTCTTCTAAATTTGACGGTCCAGTATTATCAAACTGGTTTGTACTTGAAAAGGTTGTTAGATTAGGTACATCCCATCCAGATGTGACATTTGCGCCTGTCAACTTAAGAGTAAATGAATAACCTGTTCCTGATGCTGGTGGGTTACTAAACGTAAATGTAGTATTTGCGGTAGGTGTATGACTAAACACATTACCAGAAGTTAAATCAAGCGTTGCGTTCCCAGTGATGGCACCAAGAGTTTCTACAAAGGTAGATTCCAAAGTACCATTTGTGTAATCGATCTCAATACTCATGATAAATCAGTTCCTGTCTTTTTACCTTGATATGTTAGGCCACCGTCTGATGTGAAAAACATAAATGAATCAGTTGTGTTCACAGCAGGTAAATCCGGAACTATACCGCCAACCCAATCTATGTTTGTTGGAAACGTAATTGTTGTAGGAACAGGTGTTGAACCTGTAGTATATCCTCGTATATACCCTAGCTGATCAAATATGAACATTTTACTGCCATCAGGTTTAAACATAGTACCCCAGTAAACTGATCTTTCTGATAATGTAACACTTACATTATAAGATGCTGTTGAAAGATCATAAGCCGAGCTTAACGTCCACATATGAATATCATTATCGTCTGTCCCAGATACAAATAACTTAGTACCATCATTGCTGAGTGTAACAGTTCTTGCATCTGCAAATTGAGATGATATATCAAGATCAGATGCACTAATATAAGATGCTGTTGATATATCCCAAGGTGTACTTAACGACCACTCTTCTATTTTATCCGGTCCGTAACCACATATAAACATTTTACTGCCATCAGGTTTAAACTCGAAGTCCATAGGAGTTGAAGAATTAACTGCCTTTTCAGTAGGAGTTCCTAATGAAGATATATCCCAAGCTGTAGATAAAGAATATTGTCTAGCTTTAGATTGAGAAAAATCTATCGTATATAATTCAGTGCCATCAGGTTTAAATCTAATACCTAATTCATAATTTCCTGCTAAAGAAGCAGTCTGAACATAAGTTAATGTAGATAGATCCCAAGGCGTACTTAAACTAAACTCACTAATTTCATCTTGATCGGTTTCAGTTAGGAAATACTTAGTCCCATCAGGTTTAAAATAAGATCCTCTGATAGTACCACCTTGGCCTGCGCTGGTGTGCAACGTACTAACACGCTCTTCATCATTATCATAGCTTGCATTAGCAATGTCATAAGATGAACCTATATTAGCACCAGTAATATTTACAGTAAAGAGATATACACCATAACTAGGTGGGTTAGTAAAAGTTATAGCGGCACTCTCTTCGCTTGGTGTAAAATTGAATACAGAACCCGTAGACAAATCTAAGGCACTAGTACTAATAGTGCCAAGCTTATCTACTAGAGGAGTTATTTCAAACCCATTTGTGTAGTCAATTTCAACACTCATTGCTCTACGCCTTAAACTGCAGTAGACCCGTCCATATCAGGTTGAGCCATAACCCACGTATAGCACTTAGATAAAAAATCTTCACCTTCTAGTGCTTCGATATCTGTTAAATTAGCACTATATCTTTTAAAGTCAACTTCCCTAGTTTCATCTGTAGGTGTTGATGTAGCATAAGCTGATAAGTCAATCCCTACTTCAAATTTGTTTTCACTATGATCTGAACGTTGACGATTAATAGATACTGATGCCACTCTATAGTATGCGCCATTAAACGCAATACCAAATTGAGATGCGCCTTCTTCGATGTTATGTTGTATAGCCATTGATTTCTCCTTTAGGCGTAAGTAATTTCAGTTGTTCTTGAGTATATTTATATTAGGAATAAACAACTTCAGACGTGGTGATTGTAGCTACGAAACGAATATTTGTAGCCGCTGCTCCAGTCACCTCGATCTTGAGGCCACCGTTTGTAGTATCTGCGCTAATAGCCATGCCCCATCCATACGTGTTGTCTAAGATAGTCGTTGCACTGTTGACCAGCACTGTTGTCGCTGCCGAACCTTCCCTGCGGATCAAGCCTTCGATCTTCCATGCTGCCGATGCTGTGCCTTGTGAGGCTTGCTGACGGGCTACAATGGTGCCGTGGAAGGCATATGCAGAGTTGTTAGGAAGGACGATTTGGTTTGTTGTGTTAGGAGAGCTTAAACTAGTGTCTGAAACTAATACTTTTGGAGTTGCATCTACTGTTTGGTTGCGAAGTACTTGAATTCCTGCTTGAAGCCCAAATTGATAAGTTGACCCTGCAATTAAATCGCCGCCAGAAATAACCATCTTTCCAGAAAGAATTGCTCTTGAAGCGGGACCAAACGCAAATGAGTTACTAGCGTTAGCATGTGCTGGATACAAATGAGTTGTTGCACCAAATGCGAATGAACCAGTACCGCAAGCAGTTGTCTGGAAGCCAAGCGCCACAGAATATGTACCACATGCCGCAGGCCCGCTACCAATCGCAAGAGAGGCATAACCATTAGCATTTGCATACGAACCCAACGCAACTGACCCAGAACTAGTTGCTTTTGCCTGCTGCCCAATAGCCACCGAGTTAGCCCCAGTAGCACCATAAGAACTGGTGTTGTCAGTAATTACTGCTGCGAAACTATCATTACCACCTGCGTATGATTTGCTTAACGAAATTGATCGTTGGCCGACAGTAGCAGATGCTCCTGCGATTGCCTGGGATCCTAAAGCTGTAGAATAAAAAGAGTTAGTTTTTGTTAGGGGCCCGACAGATGTTGTTTCTATACTATCCGCACATGCACAAAAACCAATTGCCATAGCTTGTGTTCCAGTTTGTGAAATAGCACAATATCCTAGAGAAAGGCTAGAAGATGAGGTAGCTTGAGCGCAAAAACCAATAGCCTGAGCAAATGTCCCTGTAGCCTTTGAAAGAAGACCAATACTCATAGCACAAGCAGTGGTAGTTCCAAATGTATTTGTGCAATTTTTAATACCAATTGCAATACTATCATTACCACCTGCATATGAGCAACCTATTGCAATAGCTGAATACCCATGTGTGCAAGCATTTCTACCAATAGCAACTGCGTCATTCGTATAATTTCTTGCCATATGGCCAACTGCTACACCACCTTGTTGACAGCTTTGAGAATCTTTCCCAATTGTTACTGAATTGCCTCCTACTCCGAATGCACCAGCACCAATAGCCACGGCAGAAGAACCCCCGGCCTTGGCCAGTTTTCCTATCGAAATGGCCGAACCACTAGTAGAACCGTAACTTGATGTATTGTTGTTTATTGCTATTGCAACACTGTTCATCCCAGATGCGTGAGAATTACCTAACGCAATTGCATCTGTTGCACAAGCTTGTGCAGAGTTACCACCAATAGCAACCGAGTCGCTTCCGCAGGCAGTAGAAAGATAGCCTAATGAAATCGCCCCCGTGGCACATGCAGTAGCCTGCCCGCTAATAGCAATACTTCCCCATCCAGTAGCATTTGCTCTGTTAGCATTCGCTGTAGAATGTACATCAATATCCCAGTTAGTACTATGAGTATCAAATATAAAATTATTTGAGGCTTCAGGGTCTACAAATAAAATACCCCCTTGTCTAGACCTCATAGTCCAGTCAGTATTTCCGTTAACTCGTCCACTATGTAAACTATATTGCGGATCAATAGTTAGATCCCCAACTTGACCATAAGATGGTTGGAAACTATTACCTTTTGTATAAATTCTAATAAACCAGTCATCATCTAAAGTAGAGTCTTCTGGTAAAGTAAGTGTTAAATTATCAGTATCGACAATAAACACTTTACCTTTGTCTGCGTTAGTTACTGACCAACTCGACGTTTTAACTTCAGGCGCATCAAAAGCTGATCCACCACCGCCTACCGCACCACCGTCTACTAATAAACCTGTACCATCAGAGCTTAGAGTTATTCCTCCGCCAGAGCCTGTATGATCAAATTCGATTTTTCCCATATTAAACTCCTATCTCTGTTGTGTCGATGTTAGCTATCCACCTGATCGTAGTAGATGCCTCTCCTGTAACATTAATTCTAGCTGCGCCATTAGTTGTGTCTGGTACAATATCAATATCCCAAGAAGTAGCATTAGCAGTGCAATATAATTTATTCTTAATAAACAAATCAACAGTTGTAGTAGCTACTCCATTGTCTCTGGATGCAACCCCTTTAATTTCCCAAACTGCATATTCTTGATTTGTCGTGCTTGCTTCTCTAGCTATTATTTGCCCTTGTAAACCCCAAGTCATGTGATCATCACCAAGTTTGATTTGGTTGTTACTTCCAACATTACTACCGTTAGTTTTCATTCCAGCTTCAGTAGCATCAGTTGTTTGTAAATATAAAACAAACTTACCTGCTTGTGCTTTACCTAATCCTGGAGCTGAAACAAGACCATACATCCATCTGTTTTGTACATTATGATCATGAGCATTACCTCCACCAATTGCTGCTGAGTAAGCTTCTCGAACATCACTACTCCAGGTACCAATAGCAACAGCATTATCATGAGCGCATGAACCTTGACCACCTATTGCAACACTTCTATTGCCTGCAGTATTACCCCATCCTATTGATATAGAGTATGAACTAGTAGCCTTAGCCTGATATCCAATCGCAATACTATTACTACCCGTGGCTCCATAACTTGATGTGTTGTTGTTTATATTTGTTGCGATACTATGACTACCAGAAGCGTAGGATTTGCCAATCGCAGTGGCATCGCCACCTGATGATCTGGAACATCTACCTGCAGCCGTTCCACCTTCTCCACCTGAAACACAAGCACAATACCCCAATGCAAGGGAATAGCTGTTTCCAATTCTAGCAGAAGTTCCTATCGCCACACCATCACGCTGATTTGCTTGTGCGCCAGAACCAATAGCCGTCGAATTTGCGCCAGTAGCCTCAGGTGCATTTTGAGCATTACCAGCAAAAACACTTGAGGTAACTATGTCGTTATCGTTAACTGTAATTTTTGGAGACACCAAACTCACATATTGATAAACGGAACTATAGTTACTATCACCTACATATAAAATACTTCCATCAGGTTTAAAAGCTAAAGCTCGAGGAGTAGGGTTATTACTAGTAGTGAGCATACCAATATTATCATTAGAAGCAGTTGAAACGTCCCAAGGTGTAGATAAAGTATGCTGCATAACTTCATCTGATGAAGTTCCAACGGTATACATATTTGTACCATTTTCGCTGAACGTGACACCCGAAGTACCATTTTGTCCCGCATGGGCACTTTTGTTAGCGTAGGAAGCAGTTGATGCGTCCCAAGCACTAGTTAAAGTATATTGATAAACATAATTACTGCTTGTTACATAAGCAGTTAAACCATCAGATTTAAAATAAAGTCCGCCCGGGCCTCCAAGGTTCATTTGTGTGGAAACATCAAAAGACTTGCTTGCGTAACTTGCTGTGGATAAATCGTATGGGGTACTCATGTTATATTGGAAAACTTCGTTTTCAGACGCACCTATAACATAAATTTTACTACCATCTGAACTAACAAAAATATCTCTATTACTTGTTGTTTGTGTACTAGCATCTAAGTCATTACCAGTATCAGAACCCGTGTTAATCTCCCAAGGTGTTGAAAGTGTCCCCTGATGTATATAACCTGAAGGACTACTACCACTTACATATAAAGTAGTACCTGTATCTGGTCTAATATGAAAACCATAAACATAGCCTCCGGTTGCGCCTGCATCTCCGGATTTATTATCGTAATAGGCTCCCGTTAAATTATACGGGGTTGGTTTTGTCGAAATACCTGTAGAGCCGTCAAATACAAGATTTGTGTCTTCTGATGAAAGTGTTACACCAGAGCCAGAGCCTGTGTTATCAATATTAATAGAACCCATTAGTTATTACTCCTATGCATACGTCACCTCACTGGTCTGAATATTAGCAACCCAACGGATGTTATGAGAGGCTTCTCCTGTACAGGTAATTGTTAATGCGTTGTTCGTGTTGTCGGCCGAGAGAACTACAGTCCAACCATTACCGTCAGCAAATGTCTGTATGTTACTACTCACTAGAGTAGTTGTGCCGCCGTCATTCTTCAGCAAGCCTTTAATTTCCCAACCACCTTGATCCTGTGCGCCGTTTTGCATTGCTACTAGTGTACCTGAGAACATGATGCAAGTGTCAGAGGCTGCTACGATTTGGTTGTTAGTTGATGCTGATAGATTGTTGCTTGTCAAAACAGTTGCGGTTGCATCTGTAGTGTCTGCGACTAAAACAAATGAGCCGCCTTGAGCATCACCTTTTGTACCAAAGAAAATACCAGAAAATGCCATTTTTCCTTGC